GTAAAGAACAATCATAGCTGGCATCACAAAGAAAACGTAAAAACTCATGACGTTTCCTCCGTTACTCCAAAGAGATAAAGAACTTCATTCAGAAATTCCTTCACATTTTCCTGCTTTTCTTTATCTCTTATAATAGACACCTCAGAAATAAACCTTTCTTTGTGTCCATGATTGACCATTTCTTGGATAGCTTCCTCCTTTGTCATATCAAAATGGTCAATAAAATAAACCAACAAATCCAGCCCACTTACTTCCTTTGTAAACTGGCTTCCTTCAACGTCCTTCACAGCCATCTCAGCCCCCTATCTTTTCTCTAAAGTAATTAAGAGAATCCATATCAAGCTGGATTTCCTCTCTGACTTCGTTGTTGTCCATGCTTACAAGTTCTATAAAAAAGTCGGTGTGACCGAACCTTTCTATAATCTCTATAGCCTCTTTCCAAGATAGGTTAAAATCTTCTACCAAGATGCCACCTATTCTTTTGCTATAGTTGTCAAGTTCAAACATTTCGACCTCCTATCGTTTCGGCAGTTCAAGTAATAATAATACTATATACTACGTAGTAGTATTATTATTACTTGTCATAGAAAAACTATATTTAAAAGCATATCCACACAAATCAGCTTCTCCTTGCTTTTGGTTTAAAAAAAAGGGAAGTCCCGAAGGACTCCCCTCTCTTTCTCTTGACAAGCTAAGCAACTTCCTGCTGAGCCGTCTTGTAAGAGAACTTGCTTGCCACTCCCTTCGGGAGTGCTTTCTGGTTCACTACGACCTTGTAAGAACCAGTTTCCTTTCCCTTGGAAAGCCAGAAAATCCCTATGGGATTCCCTTTCTTTGCAAATTTCTGATAGCTATCCTTTGGAAGTTTCTTCCAAGATTTAGCTTTTGTGTCAAAGTATTTCCAAGATTGGTTTGCATTAGCCATAGTTGGCCTCCTTTTTGCAAGTAAAATCGACCATTTGGGCTGGCCGAATTGCCCTAACCTCCTCTCTATCTAAGAAGAAGATACTAACGTATCTTCTGATAGAGAGGAGTCTCCTGAAACTACGTAAGTAGTTTCAGAAAATCGTCAATTTCCGTAGGAAATCGTCACGTTACAAAATCCTCTGGATTTTTGAGAATCTCTGAAAATCCTTCGGATTTCAAGGACTTGGGTCATTTCAACAAACCCTGAAAGGGTTTAATTATGCTCCTTTGGAGCATTCACAAGATGATTTGACCCAACCTTTTCCTCTAACCTCCTGTAATTCTGAAAGTTACAAGTAACTTTCTAGAAGAATTACAGGAGTTTTCGGGATTTCCCCCACCCCCCCTCAAAGATTCGTACACACACTATATATATAATATAGAGGTCTCAAATATTTTCAAAAATCTACGGGTCAGTCATCATTAATGTCGGGTACTTATGTACTCATAGAAGTACTGAGAATATTTTTTATTATATTTCTTGTAATTATAGTACTATTAGTGTATAATATAATTATGAATAAATTAGAAGAAAACTATTTAGATCCTTTTATACAATTAAAAGGACTACTCTCAAACAAAATACAACAAGAATCAAAAAAAGATTTCCTAACATTTGTTAGAATGATGGCTCCTTCTATTGTCTCTGACTTTAGAATGGGTAAACACATAGAAGTAATATCTAACAAACTAAAAGATCTTGAAGAAGGTAAGATTAAAAGACTGATGGTCTTTCTTCCTCCACGTTCCAGCAAGTCAGTTATATGTTCTAAGCTTTTCCCTGCATGGTATATAGGTCGTAATCCTCAACATGAGATATTAACTGTATCTCATAGTGATCAACTATCATCTGACTTTGGTAGGTCTGTAAGGGATGTTGTCAATACAGAGGAGTTTGGCAAAGTCTTTAGTGGAGTTCAATTAAGGAGTGATGTAAGGGCTGCTGGTAAATGGAAGACAAATCAAGGTGGTACTTACTATGCTGCTGGTGTTAGATCACAGATAGCAGGTCGTGGAGCACACATAGCAATACTAGATGATGTAATGTCTGAAGAAGACTCCTACTCAGAAGCAGGACGTAAGTATATAAAGGAATGGTATCCAGCAGGTCTTAGAACCCGGATCATGCCCAATGGTGCTATCGTCATTATCAATACTCGATTTCACTATGATGATCTGTGTGGATGGCTTCTAAAGCAGCAGGATGAGATGTCTGAGTATAAAACAACTCCTTGGGAGGTAATCAAGATACCTGCATGGCTGGATGAAGATGCAGCAGATCTTCTGGATTTACCTGTAGGTGGTAGTTACTTTCCTGAATGGAAACCAGATAAGATATTACAAGTAGATGAGAATGAGATCAAAGCTAGCAATGGAGCTAGGTATTGGAACTCTCTTTATATGCAAGATCCTACACCAGAAGAAGGTGGTCTAATAAAAAAGAAATGGTTACAATACTGGACAGATCCTGAACCACCTCCATGTGATTTTATAATACAAACCTATGATACAGCCTTTTCTACCAGAACAACAGCAGACTTCAGTGTTATCCAGACATGGGGCATATTCTATATGTACGATCAGAATGAGAAAGGATATGAAGAATATGCACCACAGTTAATACTTCTGGGAAATATAAAAGGACGATTTGAATATCCAGAACTTAGAAAGATAGCACAAAAGCTATACAATGAACATAGACCAGATGTATGTATGATAGAAAAGAAAGCCAGTGGTCAGTCCTTGATACAGGATATGAGAAGAGGTGGACTACCAGTAATGGAATATAATCCAGACAGAGATAAGGTAGCAAGAGTATATGCAGCATCTCCTATCATGGAAGCAGGTAGACTATGGATACCTAAAGGTAAGAAGTGGTCAGATGATCTGGTAGAAGAACTCATAAGGTTTCCCAATGCTGCTCATGATGACCAAGTGGATGCTCTAACAATGGCAGTCCACTATATGAAAGAGTCATGGCACATTACTCACCCTGACGATCCAGACTTTGAAGATGAACCAAGATCAGTTAAAAATACGTATTGGACCTTTTAATTTGGCAAATGATTAATAATATGTTATAATAAACTGGGGTTCAAGAGGAATAATATGTCTAAAGTTTTTGAAAAAGCTTATCAAGCCACAGAACAAATGATCAACAACTATCCTGTTGTCTATAAACAAGAGGGAGGGAAAAGTTTAAGTGAAGCTTATCAAGAGATGCTTGAGCAAAAACAAAAAGATAGGGGTCTAAGTGAAATTCTTGATAAAGTTCTGTCAGGTAAATATTATGGTGGAAAATATATTACTGATCCAAAACATATGTCTGATAAAAGAATTGAAAAATCTGATGAACTTAAAGATATTGTTAAAAACATAACAGCCCCACCCGAACCATTAACACTAGGTAGTATATTATCATCCGTTGCAGGTAAGCCTCTACTAGATCCAGTTAGAGGAGGTATTAGAGGTTTATTAAAAAGTAATATATTAGAACAAGCATTAGCAAAAGCTAGAAATCCGGCACATAAATGGGGTGATAAGATTCCACCAGAATTAAAATTATATATACGTGATTATGTTCCAGATAGAATATTTGATGGTAAAAGACAATATAATCCAATAACAGATAAAAATGTAGATGAATGGTTTAGTAAAGATCACCGAGAAAATATTGGAAAACAAATAACTGACCGTGTTAATACTTTTGTAGATTATGCAGGAAGAGATGAAGAAAATCCAAAGATAGGGTTACTTGATACTGCATCAGTTTTAAACCGAAATTTAGGAATGCTAGATACTAAGGACCCTGCTTTAGGAAAAATTAGTTATGGTCATTATGATTCTACAGGAAAGTGGCAACCGGGACTACCTGACTTTGATGGTAACTTTACTATAAAAGATACTTGGGATTGGAATAGAGATCAACCTTTTGGTCCAAAAAATATAACTGAAAGAGGTTTACAAGCTCTTAGTGGATTGATAGGAAGAGGTGGAGCAACTGAAATGGAAATGCAAAATTTAGCTGAAGCTATTTCACAAACTGTTGGATCACAAGCAAAAGAATGTGAAGGTAGAAAAATAGAATTTAAGGTTCCATCTACTCTTAATCCATATCAATTAATGACCTTTTTAGATGCAATGGATAGACCACAAACACAAATATACCATGTACCAGTATCAGAAGAATTTGGACCAACTAAAGGTATGGAAAAGACACCATTAGGGATGTTATCCGGCACTAATAAAACAAGAAAAACAAGAAGTTTTGATCCATATTTTGTACTTGACGAAGAAAAAAAAGGTAATTTTCGTTTAGGTCATACTGAAGGACTTCCCGGTATAGGATGGCATGCAGAAGCATTTGATGACGATACAGTAGAAAATTATGGATTAAGTGCTCAAGATATGGCAGATGCTTATTATGGAGTAGAAGATTATGGAATAAGTGCTCAAGATATGGCAGATGCTTACGGTTTAAAAGGAGGGGGTAAAGTAATGAATAAAGGTTTAACAAGTATTCCAGATAATCTTATGATTAATGGACAGCCACATAAACTTTCTTATATCACACCAGATGAAGCTAAGACTTTAAAAGCTATGGGTGGTAGTGGTAGAAAGGTAAATGGTATTCCTGCTTATTATGATTATGATATTGGTGAAGAATCTGATTGGGCATCTTTTGATACTGCACCAGCTATTGATGATTTTTCTTCTTATCGACAAGGGAATCGACCGGCAGATATACTAGCTGGAACAGAAATATTAAATGATCCAGAAACTGGTGAGGAAGGTATTGGAGTATTTGGTAGAGCATTTCCATCTGGAGATTCTGGATTTGTCAAAGGAGGATTTGGAGAACGTGATGATCCGGGAGAAAAAGGACCAGAAGCTTTTAATCAACTTGTCAGCAGAGAGGCTACAGGTTTAGAAAAACTTTTTGGTATGGGTGATAAATTTGGTAGAATAACACAACGTCAGAAAGATATAGAAAGACAAGCATATAATGAAGGATATAATGCTTGGAGAGCAGGACCGGGAAAGTATTCTGATCCTGATGCCTATGATGCATTCTTTCAAGCTAACAAAGGAAACATGGTAACTGGTTCTCAATCTGGAGTAGATCCTACCTCCTTTGCTTTACAACAAGCTGCTAATCAAAATATGCAAGTATTATCAGGATTACAACAAAAAGCAGAAGAAGCTAGACTAGCTGAGCTAGGAATGGGATTTGAAAGAAAAGGAGATACAGAAAAAGAAGTATCTAAATCAATGATAGAATCTTTACAAGCTGGTGCAGTCCCCGGATTAACAGAAGTAGAAGGATACGAAGGACTTAATATTCCTGTATACATGCCCGGAGGAATGTTATCAAAAGGTTTAGATTTTATATCTGATATGGCAGGAATTATAGGTACAGGCATGATGAATAACATTCCTGTAAATATACATAAAGATGGAAAGATAACAGCACAATCTCCAGAGAATGATCCATACTTTGATTATAGTAAAATGGAATTAGGTAATGAACCACAAACAACTCAAAGAAGAAGAGTTGCTACAGAAACAGCAGATGCTACAGATGTAGATGAAGAAGAAGAGTTTACAGGTATAAAAGGCTTATTAGCTAGAAAAGGAAAACCAACTACCACAAGTTCAGCATTAGATGCACTGATGAGAGAAAGAGTAAATACACTCTATGGTAGAAATATTTTTGCATAGGATAGAAAATGGCTACAGAAAAAAACCCCTTTGAACAAATACCACAGGAAATATCTAACGTAGTTCCTATGGCTCCAGTTGAAGAGACAAACATAGATGCTACCTTTCAAGTGGAAGATGATGGTGGAGTTACAGTAGACTTTGCTACTGAAGAAACATTAATGAAACCTTCAGAAGAAATTGCAGAATGGTATGGTGATTTATGTGAGACACTGGAAGAAGAAGATTTATTAACTATAGCTATGGATGTTATAGAAAACTATCAGGCAGATAAAGACTCAAGAGGTGAATGGGAGTCTATGTTTGAAAGAGGCTTTGAGTTACTGGGACTTAAGCTTGAACCGGGATCAGAACCTTTTGAAGGGGCATGTACAGCCGTACATCCACTTCTTATTGAGTCAGCCGTAAAGTTTCAATCGAAAGCTTCACAAGAATTATTTCCGAGTAGTGGCCCCGTAAAAGCGAATATACTTGGTAAGGTAACTCCTGATAAACAGTTACAAGCTAATAGAGTACAGAACTTTATGAACTATCAGGTAACTGAGCAGATGCCAGAATACTTTGATGAGTTTGAAAGAATGTTGTTTCATCTCCCTCTAATAGGATCAGCATTCAAAAAGATATACTATAACTCTACTTTTAAACGTCCTGTATCAGAGTTCATACCTATAGATCAATTCTATGTGTCTTACTTTGCTACTGATCTTAGAAATGCAGATAGATATACACATGTTATATATAAAAGTCCTATAGAATTAGAAAGAGATATAAGAGCAGGAGTTTATAAAGATATAGATTTACCTGAACCTAATCAAACTAATTTAACATCCTTTACAGAAAAGATGGATACTATACTAGGTCTTTCTCCTAGTTCAGATAAAGATCCTCAATATATATTATTAGAACAACACTGTTATTTAGATATAGAAGGGCATGACCAATCTCTTCCATATATCGTAACAGTAGAAGAACAAAGTAGAACAGTACTAAGTATTCGTAGAAACTATGAACAAAATGATCCTAATGTAGAAAAGAGAAGTCATTTTGTCCACTACAGGTTTGTACCCGGATTTGGTTTTTATGGATTGGGCTTGATACACTTCCTTGGTAATTTAACAATGAGTGCAACGGCTGCAATGAGATCCCTGATCGATGCAGGACAATTTGCTAATTTACCCGGAGGTTTCAAGGCCAAGGGAATTAGAATCGTTGGTGACAATGAACCTATTTCCCCCGGTGAGTTCAAGGA